TAATGTGATGCGTGAATGGAACAGACCAAGTAAACTTGCCCCACTGTTCCTCTGGGAACCAGTCAAGCCAAGTCTTAATCGTTGTGGTTTTAAGCTGCGGGTTGGTGTTACGGATAACAGCCCAGCGGCTACGGCGATTGCCATCAGGTGAATGCTCTTGTTGTAGTGCGCGGCGAAAGATCTCTACGCAACAGCCAACGGACTTGCCCGAACCAACAGGGCCGCGCAAGCCACGAAAGAATACATCAGACTTCATAAAGGATTTTAGTACGTCACCATCAGGCTTGTACTTAAAGTTGGTCAACCTTGTGATCCTTACCGAACTTAATCATCTGAGCAACAACCTCTGGCCCGATAACAGAGATAACCTTATCGGCCTCGTAGTCATTACAGAAATCTTTGGGGTGGTGAGCAAGGTGTACCTTCTTCACTATAGTCCGGAGCAACTCACGCTCCTCAAGTTTAAGCGTGTGCATAAAGCTCATTTCTTTTTGAAGCCCTTCTTCATATTAGAATAAGCTTTGTCAGAGATGGTACTCTTTGCTTTAGTTCTGGAAGTGCCAGCTTTCTTGCGAGCATTGATGTTGGCGTATAAACCTTTTTTCACAGTCATGCTTTTGCCTTATTACGTTTGCTGATTGCTTTGCCTTTTTTAATGGCATCTGCTTTAGAAGAAGCACCCCAGACTTGTAATGATTTAAGCAGGCGTGTTGGCCTGCCCTTCTCATCACGCTCGGGTCCTTTGGCTGCGCCCATACGCTGCAAGAAGCTAGCGCGGCGTGGGTTATCACCAGCCTTAACTGGTGCTTTCATGCCTGTACCTTCACGGCCTTTAGCGTTCAAGCCGCCTTTGGGATTCTTGCCAGCGGCGCGTGTCCATGCAGGAGTAGCCATTACTTCTTCTTCTTAGCTGTCCACGCCTCATTCTTTAGAGGAGTGGATTTATCATCTGCCTTTAGTTTGCCATCAGGCTTTCTAGCGCGAACGATCTCGTCACCAGCCTCAAGAGGGAAGCAACGCACACTGTCACCAGTTAGCGTTTCACCTGTTTTGATTCTGCCATCAGGCATAGTGACAACAGCACCTTCATAGATACTGCCATCAGCGAGTTTGTATTTAAGCATCAGCACGACCTTTGCGTTTCTTTGTTACAGCCTTACGCTTCAAACGCTGTGTTGCGCTCTCGCGTTTAGCATTACCAGATGTGATCTCTTTAGAAGACTGCCCCTGATATGGGTTGTTGGTTTTGCCAACAGATGAACCAGACTTTACCTCATTAGGAAGTTTGATCTTCTGACCTACGCGGATCTGGTTGGCGTTCTTGATCCCTGGATTTGCAGCCATTAGCTGACGAACAGATGTGCTGTACTTCTTTGCAATCTGCGAAAGAGTATCGCCACTCTTAACAGTGATAGAACCAGTAGTCTTCTTAGGAGCAGGAGCCGCCTTCTTCTTTGCTGCCTTACGCGCTTTAGCTTTCTCAATAGCTGTCTTGCTCAAAGATGAGCCAGTAGCGGTAGCCTTGGTAGCGGCAGGCTTTGGCTTTGCTGCACTAGCCTTGGCACGCTCACGAACAGCGTCAAGCCGTTTGTTCTCCGATTTAGTCATTGAAAGAAGGGATGCCATTACATTTGTCCTTGTATCTCGTTTAGCGTGGGAAGATCGTTTGTGGATTGGGATGCATAAGAATCATATGACTGCATCATTGATGGCACGTTCGTACCGGCTTCTGCTGAAGAAGAAAGCAAGTCGGTAAACTTTCCCCATATAGCTTTGCGTTTGTTTGTCATCGGGCCACGAAAGACAAACTCATCTACGCCCTCATCAGGCTCGTCATCAAAGTCTACATCGATGACGCTAGGTTCTTGCGGGATGTTAATGCGAACACGCATAGCTTCTTCTTTAGAAGAACCATCAGGGTTCTCAGGCATGAGAATGCCACCAAGGGTTCTGGCAGCAGGATACATTCCTGTGCCTATGTCCTCTAAAAATTTATCAAAGCCGCCAACAGGAGCGAAGTCATAGGTGTCGAAGATCTGTATGATACCATCTTTCATGGTAACGCCGAAGCTGCCAAGAGATGTACGGATCTGCTCACCAATGGTTTCGATGGCGTACTTGTCTTCTTTAGCAAAGATGCTCTCTCCACCAAGAATTTCGCGCACCTGTTTGTAATCAAATCCTACAACGTCACCCTCTTTCAAATCAGGGTGTGCAGTTTCCACGATGAGGCGCAGTGCCTCTAAGAACTCTCCACTGACATGCTCCTCTGTCATGGTGCTTGCTTCTGCATCAGGGAACAAAGCCATGTTCGCAGAGTTAAGTACGCCACGAAGATAGAAGTTCATGTGCTGCGGTAGGTTCGTCAGCAAGGAATCAAATTGTACAGCGTTTGGAATAACAGACATGCTGCAATATGGCAGCTACATATCTAAATGCTCAACGCACAATTCTTTCGCGCATCCACAGGAAAAAAAATAAAACGATTAATGCAGGCTGAAGGAACACGAATAGGATCAAGTTCCATGCTTCATAAGATATACCGCTGATGCTTTCCAGCCAGTAAATGGCATCGCAACATAGTAAGAACAACCAATCAATCATGCGCTTCTCCTTTGCTGCATTAATGCTACCGAACCTTTGTGGCAATAATGTGAGAAGGGGGCGGGTTCGAGGGGGGTAGGCACCGGTTTTTAACCCCCCCCACCCCTTGTTGATTAATACCGCTGTTCGATCTGCGGAGAAGCCACACGATCTAGGATCGGGGATTCGACCACTAGGTAAGTGCGAGGCAACGTCTCGCTCAATGTCCGCTAGGACAAGTCGATGGTAACAGAGACTTCACCAGCGTGCAGGTGCATGTGTCGATCGGGAGCCTTGAAGCCAGACCGATCTAGTATATCCTTGCTCGCCTCTAGCTGCACATACTCGCTCTTGGCTCCCCGAGCGAGCTGCACCAACTTGGCGGCGGCAACTGTAGCATTAAGCCCCAATGCCTCACCCACACACCGCATCATATACTCCTGCACATGCGGTAGCCGCAAAGTCTTGCTGGCTGTCACTCTCCCGCTATCACCAGCAGCGTAGCCCGCCTTAACAGCGGCCTCTGTTATGCTACAGCCTGTTGCTACAAGGTTATCAACCAAGGCCGTCTGTTTGGCGGTCAAGCCGGTCTTAACTGCATTACTCATATGTATACCTCAAGAAGAACCCCCCCTTGTGTTCCCCCCCATGTTTCCCCCTTTTGGCACTACCTCGTCAACGCACAATACCGATCTAAGGATCCACTGCATCCCCACTTAGAACGCCTCGCACATAGCAGGCACCGCAGCCCGAAGGGGGGCTGCTATATCTGCGAGGGTAGGCCCGCCCTTGCGCGTATTCCCTTGCCAAGCATAGCTTGGGGGAATCCGGCAAGCCGACCAACGCCTACCCTACCCTCGCAGATATTGCCTGCTCTGGCGTGGAATATGAACCACAAGAATACACAACCACCGTGGGAGGGGGTGGCATCCCCCTCTCGTCAAGCAGAAACGCGCAGCCCTTGGCTGGGCGGTTTCCGCTGGACGATTCACCCCCCGCTCTCGCCGAGAGGCAAGAGAAGAAACACGGGGTGTTTTTCTCATGCCCTATTATGTAACCAACTTTATGGAGCCTATTATCATGTCTAAAATCTATGACGCAAACAAAGCCATCATCAACAACTGGAACATCGAAGCCCTTGACGATGAAAGCCGCCGCATCAATGCAGCTAGCGGGGAAGAAAACCAATACTTTAATATTGGCACATTCTACCAGCTTGGTAGCCGGTGCGATCAGTCAGCATTCAATCTTGAGAGCAGCAAAGAACGGTTTGACACAGCGCAGGCAGCAGCCGATCAAGAACTAGAGATCAACGGCAACACCAGCGCAAAGTTTTTGCAACTGGCGCAGCGACTAGCACAATCAGAAGCACACTATGAAAATGCCAAAATGCTGTATGATCTGGACGTTGACTTGTTCAACTCTATATCAGGTTTCACATGGCAGCTTGGCGCAAAGATCAAAGGCGATTACTACGGACGCAAGTGGTATCAGCAACAAAAAGAAGCACGCCAAGCACGCAGGATCATGCAGCCGAAGGCACCGACCAAAGCCGATCTCGAAGCGAGACGCGCCGAGATGCTCAAGCGCAGCGCATAGCATCACCAGCAACGAGCAAGCCCCGCCATATCGGCGGGTTTTTTTTGTGCCTCAAAAAAAAAATCGGCTCGCTCCGCTCGCATCTTCCTCCCTTAGTAGCTAGCGAAACGCCAGCCATCCGCCCAGCCGCAA